GAAGAAGGATTAGCATAGTCATTAATGGCTAAGTAATCATTATTCACCATCCATTCCCACATTGAGCGAGGGAATTTCTGCTCAACGACGGTCGTCCTATCTCTAATCCGGCCAAGCAGAAAAGACTTGAGCTTCGAAAGAGAAGCAAAAACAACGCCATTCACAGGAAGAGGAAAGCGAGACGGAGGAGAAGCAGAAGGCCGGCCTAAACGACCGGCCAAACGGCCAAACTTCTTCCACCTCAAATTCTCCTGCGCAATGGAGCGTTTCAAGTCAAAGCGCTGACGAAGAACTTCACGCTCAAGATTCCATTTTGCCCTGACATCAGGCAAATCCCTAAACCTCGCGAAAGCAGAGAACACTCCACTGATCTCAATGATGGATTTTCTAGAAAAAACCTTCAATGGATCAGGAAGAGGAATCATTACTTCCGAGAGAGGGGAGGGTTCTTCAGGAACCGGTGGTTCAAGGTTACGAGAGTAGACGTCTGACTCGTAGGACAAGTTCCTACGAAGCCAATCGGCCTGCTTCGGACCAGAAAAACCGGACTTGAAGAACGTCCATCCGTAGTGCTTTACAACATTAGACGCGTTTTGCATCATGTGACGAAAGGTCCTCTTGTGAAGAGTACTGCCAGGTGTTAGCCACCTAGTAGTTTCAAAAACCTGAGAACCGATCGAAACAGGGAGCTCGCGAATAAGTTGAGCGGGACGGATGAAAGGAATAGAGCGGATGCTGCCGTCTTTCACCCTGAATAAAGTGGAATTGATATTCAGGAAAGAGGAAGAAACTTGGGTCTTCTTCCTATTTATAATTGAAAGAGTGCGAGAGGCAGCATCAAAGAAGGACGCCGGATTGTCCGTCCGACAAACGAGATCATCACCGTTTATCAAGCAACCAGAATAGTTTCTCAATTGATAACCAGAAAGGCGCTTCTTCTCTGACCAAAGGTAGAAAAGAAACGTCTGGACGTTCAAAAGAGGAAAACTAAGCAAACTCCCCATCATCTGGCCCATACTGAGAGTTACGGTACACGTACCGTAATCGATGTTTGGACGAAGAGAAAGGAGAGCCGACCGCTTGATAGAATCGGGAATACAGGAGGAATTCCTAAAAGCAGATAAGAGAATTGTCTCCGCTATAAGCGGAGACAAGTTATCAGTAGCATTCTCGAAATCTACAGAAAGGAAATCCCCAGAGCCGCCCAAAAGACCAGAAAACTTATCAGCCGTCGGGGAGCCACGAAGGCACCAAGGCATGGAAGACAAGTAATTGTACATAGTCTTATGAAGAGGACGAAGGATCTCGAATGACGAATGGCAGATGGTAAGTGGGCGTACTTTACCTGCAGAAAGGACAGTGGAAAACCGAACTTCAGGAGTGAACATGGAATTTGATTCCACGCCCATAACCTGATCAAGGTAATCACGCTGATCCAAAAAGGAGCGGAGGGCACCAAAATGCCTACGACCCCGCTCTTTGCAGGAATTTGCACTCACCACTGCCGTGGACGCTGCTGAAAAGTAGCCGCGATCCCAGCCTTTCCTAAAAAGGGAAGGAACAGTACGTTCACAAAATTCGAGATACTCGGAGGAAACAGTGTCCTGACGAGATACCGAAGATTTGTGAACGCGGGATAGCTGGCAAGAGTTTCCGTAGCAATCGCAAGGTTGCAACATGGACTTTTTCAGCAGAGAGAGAGAAAACGAAAGGGAATGTCGGTCCCTGATCCCCGCAGAGGGGGGCAAAAACCGACGAACTGCTTTCGCAGGCAGATTCGCCAGTGACTTAACGAGGTTATTGGTGTTATGCCAAAAATCCACAGCAGAAAGGCTGGAAAAGGTGTGAACCTTTCCAACCTTCGGGAGTGGATAATCCTTCAAAAGAGAAGGGGCATCATAACAATAAGCCAAGGAGTCGAGAACGCGTCGCAACGTTCTTCTCTGGCGGATCGCCGTGAGGCGACACCGGGCTTTGTCAGAGCAACCGTCATGATCCTCGAACAAAGGATAAGCGGGTTTAAGCTCCGACAAACAGCCGTCATACTTAGGAGAATCCAAGAGATCAGATTTATGCTTTAAAGCTCTGTTCATAGGAAACCTAGTATTGTACGATTTA